GGCAAACACCCGATCCATGGGGATTTTTTTGATTATTTGGTCTGCCATCAAAACGAAATGGATCGGCACCTGGCCGATGGTTGGTTTCTGACTACCGCAGAAGCCAAGGAATCCGTGAAAAATGGATCTGATTCAGCAGCCTCAAATGATGTTGAGGAACAGGAAAAAGAAAAGCTTTCTTTCAATGATTTCAGCGACTTAGAAAAAGAGAACATTATGAACGATCCACGGGCAATGATGACTCTCGCCGACGTGCATAACACCACATATCATACGATCCGCAAAATCAAGGGGCGGATATGAGCTACACGAAAAGACAATTTGTCAACGCGGCATTTACGCAGATTGGATTGGCAAACTACACGTTTGATTTGCAAAGCGAGCAATTGCAATCCGGCTTGCGGTTGCTGGACGCAATGATGGCGATGTGGAACGGTAAAGGGTTAAGACTGAGTTACCCAATCCCGACGACTCCCGAAAACAGCGACCTTGACGAAGAAACCAATGTGCCGGATCGGGCCAATGAAGCGATTGTCTTTAACCTTGCCCAGCGGATCGCGGCCGCCTTCGGCCGCCAGGTCATGCCGGAATTAAAACAGGTGGCGTATCAAGCCTATCAGCAATTGCTTGCCATATCGGCCATGCCGGATGAAATGAGTTTGCCGTCAACATTGCCCAGGGGCGCGGGCAATAAACCCCATCGTTGGGAAGACCCATTTATCACTGGAAAAGCGGACCCGTATCCGCCGTGGAATGAGGATTAACATGCCATACATTAAAAATTTAACCGCACTGGATATACTGGCCGCAGGGGATAACCTGGCCATCGGGTCAAGCACAAATGGGGATGATAGGCGGGCATCACTGTCAACGTTGTTGGCATACCTGCAAAGCAACCTAACGATTACGGATACATCGGCCTTTGCGGAGTACCTGACGCAGTATGCCGCCCCGTCCGCCACGGGGCAGAACATACAGGTCACGGATGCCGACGACAACATCCATTTGATCATCACGCCGGTGGCCGGATATGCCGCGATGACCATCACCCTGCCGGCTTCCACGAACTGCATTGATAAGCAGGATATTTTAGTTAACTGCACCCAGGCCGTCACGACGTTGACCGTTGCCGGAAACGGCGCCACGGTAACCGGCGCGCCGACGACATTGGCGGCAAACGCCTATTTCCGATTAAAATATGACCTGGCCGGGTCCACCTGGTACCGGGTCGGATAGAGGAGACAAAAAGAGATGACTCAAGTAATAATTTATCCGTACGGTACAAAGGAAGTAAACGTTCCGGTTGGGCAATACATCAAAATCGCATCCCTGGAGGGCAAAGCCAAAATCTATCTGGGCATCGACGACCCGAACATGCCGTTGACCTACAGCTACAGCCAGACATTGAATCAAACTCAGGTGACATTAGGCACATATTCCACCGACAAAATGGTTAGGATCGATGCCGGGGCCGGGCAGGTGATTTACGATGTGGGGGCAACCCCGTCCATCACGCAGACGGTGGGCACGCTAACACCGACATCGGACGGTGACGCGACGACTACCGATCTAATCACGGCTGCCGGATTATTCGCGCTAAACACCGCCCAGGTTATTGATATGGCCGATGCCGCAGTGCAATTGACTTTGGATACCGGGGCATTGGCAGGGACTCTGCTGACATCGAATATCCTGCGGATTGATCCGAATTCAGCGGGCGCGGGGGAGGATCTGGAATTGCCTCCGGAAGCGGCCGCCGCAGGGCTTGTACTGTGGATTTTCAACACCGGTGGGGAGAATATCGTGGTTAAAGACGACTCCGGGGTGACGACAGTTGACACCATCGCAACTACCGAATTCGGATTTTTCTTTTGTGACGGCACCTCCTGGCACGGCATGAATGCAGCATAATGCAGATATCAATCATCCCCGGCATTTACGCCGATGAAAATGCGGATTTTAGAAAAGCATATCCGCGCAATATGATCCCGGTGGCGTTCGACTCCGGGATCAGCCGGGCATATCTGCGGCCTGCCGAAGGGATTACTTCTTTCGGCACATATGGGCCGGGTTGCGATAGGGGGGCGATAAACTGGAAAGGCACATGCTATCGGGTAATGGGTAGCAAACTTGTAACCGTGTCTAATAGCGGCGTGGTAAATACTATCGGGGATGTGGGCGGCACCGACAGCCAGGTGAAAATGGATTATTCCTTCGACCATCTGGCCATTGTCTCAGACGGTAATTTATACCTCTATGACGGCTCAACGTTCGGCCAGAATACCGATCCCGATCTTGGCAATGTTATCGACGTAATCTATGTGGACGGTTATTTCATGCTCACCGACGGGGACTATTTAATCGTCACCGATATCGGCGCACCATATTCAGTCAACCCGCTAAAATACGGCAGTAGTGAAGTTGACCCGGACCCCATTGTGGGGCTTTTAAAAATACGTAATGAGACATATGCGATTAACCGCAACACGATCGAAGTGTTCCAGGATATCGGGGGGGCATCCACGCAATTTCCTTTTCAACGGGTCGAGGGCACCAGGATTGACAGGGGCGCCATCGGCACCTTTGCTAAGTGCTGGTTTTTGGGTACCGTGGCATTTTTAGGCGGCGCCCGCAACGAAAGCCCCGGCGTCTGGTTGGGGCTCAATGCCGACAGTAATAAAATATCCACCCGCGAAATCGATCAGATATTGCAGGAATACACCGAAGCGCAGCTTTCCGAAGTCGTTTTCGATTGCCGGGTCGATAAAAACTATCGCCACCTTATGATCCGCCTGCCGGATCAAACGGTAGTTTACGACCACGCAGCGAGCCAGAGCGCTGAGAAACCCATCTGGCACATACTCACCACCTCAATTGTCGGCAAGGGCAAGTATAGCGGTCTAAATCCGTGCTGGTGCTACGATAGATGGATAGTAGCAAGCTGTCAGGGCGAAATCGGATATCTGGATGACTCCATATCAACCCATTGGGGCCAAACCAACGGCTGGGAATTTTTTACGCAGATGATTTACAACGAAGGCAAAAGCGCCATTGTAAATCAGCTCGAACTTGTAAGCCTGCCGGGCCGGGTGGCATTGGGGGCCGATCCGGTGGTCTGGTCCTCATGGTCAACGGATGGCGAAACATGGTCTCAGGAAAGGGCGATTTCGGCCGGCAAACAGGGCGAGCGGAATAAACGGCTTGTGTGGTTCCAGCAGGGGCATTTTCGAAACTACCGGATACAGAAATTTAGGGGCACTTCCGACGCTCATATCTCCGTTGCGCGTCTTGAGGCGCAAATAGAAGGGACGGCTTATTAATGTCGTATCCATCGGCATTGAGGCGCGATCAGTTGGCGCGATTCATACCGGATAATGAAACTATCCTGCGGTTTCAGCAGTTGTTCCAGGTGGTCGGCGGAACAGGTGAAACCAGTCCCGGTATGAGCGCACTCGATGTGCTCAAAGAAGAACTTGAATTTTACATCATGACCAGGGGCGTTGACTGATGGCGGTTGATTATACACAACTTTCTCAAAATCGCGTGGCAAATACAAGCCCGTTGAGTATCTACCAAAGCGGTGTGTCGGAGACGGTTCAAATATTCGTTAAAATCTGCAATGTCTCCAGCGGATCGGCATTTGTGAGAGTTTTCCACGACCAGAACGGTTCGACCTATGATCAATCCACGGCGATTATCTATGATCTGAAATTGAGCGCCGGAGAATTGTTGGAACTTGATCATATCTTCGTAAATAATCCATCCGGCAATGTCGCTTATAGATCATCGGTTGCAAACGCCTTGACGGCAACGGTCTACGGAGTTGTGCGTACATGAGTAGAGTAATACCGACACATTCACACGGTGAAATCGATACCAATAACAGTACTGCCACACCGTTGGGCGCCGGTGCAACGTTTACGGGGCAATGGGTGGACATTACCGACTATGGGATTGTTTATATCAATACCTATAGCGATGTGGCATCGGCAAACGATGGTTTGGAAGTCCAGCAAAGCAGTGACGGCATAAACGCCGATCATAACGACATTTACAGCATTGATGCCAATTCGGCAAAAAATTTTTCCATCAATCCGCATTCTCAATATCTGCGGGTTCTATATACCAACGGCGGCAGCAACCAAAGTGCTTTTCGGTTGCAGACGAAATTTAATACTAATGGTCTATCCACATCGCATAGAGTCAAAGACGATTTGACTACCGATGATGATGCCCGTTTAGTCAAATCCATTTTGATGACTCGTGCAAACGATTTAGACGAATATAAAAACGTTGGCATCCACTATCCCGTGCCCGTTGGTGGAGACCAGCTTTATCCGGCTGACGTGAATTTGACTTACAGCAACGGATATACGTTTACCGGCGATATCACATCATTACTTGATAATCGATGGTCTCCGATAGTCGATTCAACCGCGACAAATCCAAAACAGTTGCTTTATGAATTTGAACGTCCCATGCAGACCTCCATCATGGGGTTGGTAACGGAAACCGGCAGTTTTTCAAATACGGTGATTAAATATGCGGTATCCACATCTGCATGGATTACTCTTGTTGATGAAAGCGCCGACGCCACGGCAAAAGATTTTCTTCTAACTCCATCGGTACCAATTACATTCAACCGGCTATTGTTCGAATTTCATACAGCTAACACGATAACTTTGACCGGCTTTAACCTTGGAAAATCAAAACAGGTTATCTCTCAAATTCAAGGATTAAATGATGCCGGCGAACTAGTCAATGTAGGGGCAACCACGGGCGGCAATCTTCGGGTGTCATTACAAGAATATGGCGATACAGCCGCGATTGACGCCTTTGCACGCCTTCGAACGTCCCAGCCGTTTACCATTTTCGACAGCAAACAATTACACGATAAACAGCCCCTGTTCTGGGACGAAATTCTTGGCGGCAGCGCGACATCAGTGCATAGCTCCGTCAATTCCGCTACCGTGATGACCGTCACCGCAAGCGCATCGGATTATGTCATCCGGCAGACAAAGCAGAGGTTTAACTACCAGCCCGGCAAAAGTACTGTAATCTGTTTTACCATGCACGCCCCGCAGCAAACCGGAGTTACCATGCGTATCGGGGCTTTCGACGGCACCGGGGGAACATATGAAACTCCATTGAACGGTATTTTTTTGGAAGTTACCGACAGTAGTATTTCATGGAATATTGCTAAAAACGGCACTACTACAGAAACCGCAACCCAGGCTAATTGGAATTATGACCCATTCGACGGCACCGGCCCAAGCGGAATTACGCTGGACCTTGATGCCGTAATCATCGGGTTTTTCGATATCGAGTGGCTGGGCGTCGGCCGGGTGCGGACAGGCTTTTATGTTTCCGGCATCCCGCGATATGCCCATTATTTTACCCATAGCAACAACCCCTCTTTCACCTCAGTTTACATGAGCACGCCGAACTTGCCACTCAGATACTATATTACTTCGGATGGTACCGGCGGCGGCACGTTGGATCATATCTGCTCGACTGTCATGAGCGAGGGTGGGATTCAGCAGACGGGAATACTGAGAAGTGTAAATAACGTCACAACTCACATTGACGCTAATACTGCGAATCAGAAATATGCGATTTTGGGGATAAGACTTCAAAGCACATATTACGATATCACGGTTCTGCCTGAATACTTTTCCATGATCAGTTTAACCAACGATGATTATTTGTGGGATCTTCAATTAAATCCTACGGTTGCAGGAACTTTCACTTATAACACTTTGGCTAGTAGCTCGATAGAATATGCCGTAGGCGCGACGGCAAATACGATTACTACCGATGGCATCGTCGTTGATAGCGGGTATTCAAAAAGCGCTTCTTCCATTGACAGAAAATTTATAACGGCGCTGACACTCGGCAGCACAATAGCCGGGACTCAGGATCAGCTTGTTTTATGTGTTACTCCGCTTAGTGCCAATGCCGACTACTTAAGCAGCCTTACGTTCCGAGAATTGCTATGACCGAAATAATCAAAAAAAATAAAGACGATTTGATAAATAATGCCGCCATCGATGAGCTTACCCGGCACATATTAAAAATGCCCCAGGCCTATTGCCCGGTAGCGCATTACTTCGGTCCCGGCACATACATCCGACAGGTAACAATGCCCTCCGGAATATTTGCCATCGGTCACCGCCAACGATTTGAGCAGATGAATATATTCCTACAGGGGCGCCTGGCGATGCTGCAGCCGGACGGGAGCACAAAAGAAATAGCGGCGCCGATGATATTTACCGGCCCCCCCGGCCAGAAGATGGGCATTATCCTTGAAACCGTCACGTGGCTGAATATCTATCCGAACCCCGATGACGAACGGGATATAGATATTCTCGAAAACCGTTTTCTGGATAAAGACGGCCCATGGACGGAGAGAGAGCAAGCCGAAAAAGAAAAACGCCGCAATGACCGTCGCAGCGACCGCGACGATTATAAAAGATTTTTAGAAGAAGTCGAACTGACCGAAGAAGAAATCCGCCGTGAAAGTGAATACGACGGTGATCTGACAGACATGCCGGAAGGGTTTTCGTCCGTGATAACGGTCCGCGACAGCGACATTGAAGGCAAGGGCGTTTTTGCCAGCTGGCCTTTTGAGATTGGGCAGATCATCGGCCTTGCCCGCATCGGCCTGAAACGGACTCAAATCGGCAGGTATCTTAATCACAGCGGAGATCCGAATGCCGAATTCAAATTGATGAATAACGGGGATATATTATTGATAGCGACAAGATACATTCCCGGCTGCCGGGGCGGCGACAAAGGCACTGAACTCACCGTGGATTACCGAAAATCATATCAATTGAGGATAAAACAATGTCAGGAGTCGTGACAGCCATAGGCGCAGGCGCGGTAACCAACCTGATCATCAGCAATCAGCAATCCAAGGCGGCGGAAGGCGCGGCAAATGCGCAGCAACAAAGCATAGACGCCGCAACGGATGTCGAGCGCGAACGTTTGCAGATGGAGGCCCAGCAATATCAGGAACAGATGGCCGAATACAGGCGCAAGCAGGCCATGCTTGAAAAGCAGCAGGCGCAGACCATTACCAACCTTGCCCCCTATATTCAGGGCGGCCAGGGCGCGCTATATGAGATGCTTGCGTTAAACGGTATCGCCGCTCCTGCCGGGGCGACATCCACGGCAACGACCACTTCGCCGCTTTTAACCGCGCCGGCGGCGGCATCCGTGCCGACACAAACCGCCGGCAGGGGGATATTGAGCAACAGCCTTTTTCCCGGCATCGCATCCGCCACGCCGACGGCAACGGGCGCCGGAATAACAAGCCCCGCAGCGGCGGAGTTTTCCAAAGGCGGGCGGTCATTATCTTCGTCGGCATGGCAAAACATATCCGCCGATGCAAGCCCACGGGCCGCAGCAGCCCAAATGCTAGCCCAGGTAAAAAGCGAAATGCCCGGCGCAAGTGAGGCCGATCAGCAAGCCGAAGCCATCGCCCGCTTGAATGCTCAATACTCAGGATTACAGCAACAGCAGGGATTGCAGGCCGCCGCCGATACTGTGCCGACAATTGCACCCGCCGAAAATCAATATGCCGGGATGACCGGAGAGCAGGCCCAGGCGGCAGCAATCGAGCGGGTGGCGCAAAGCCCGCTCCTGCAGGAATTAATGGCCCAGGGTGAAACCGGTATCCTGCAAAACGTCGCCGCCACCGGAGGTTTACGGGGTGGTAATGTGCAGGGCGTGCTATCTCAATACAGACCCCAAATGCTCCAAACCGAAATCGATAAACTCTATTCCCGGTTATCGGGGATAAGTGGCCTGGGGCAGCAAAGCACGCTTGCCAGCCCGACCACCACGGTTGGATCGGTGCCGACCTATAGCGCGGATACAAGCACGCTCTCCAATCTTTATACCCAGGCCGGTGCGTCCCAGGCAGGCAATATTCTCAGCCAGGCCCAAAACCAGGCCAATCTTTTCAGCAATCTTGGGCAGATCGCCGGATGGGGGATAGAAAAGTATGCCGGTGGGAATACCGGCACGGGATTTGGATTCGGCGGGTCAACGCCGTCGAGTATCGGCAACTATGCCCTAAACTGGTAAAGGATTAATTATGCCTGCGCCATACGATTACACGATTAATGTACAAGATCCGTTTACGGCCGGCCTCAAAGGCTATCAGATGGCCCAGCAGCAACGCACCCAGGCCATGGCCATTGAACAGCAAAGACAGCAGATGGCCGCCGAAGAACAGAAGCGCATCCGGCAGGCCGAATATCAGCAGGCCCAGGCCGAACTGGCGCAGAACCCCAACGCCACGGCTCAGGATTATATCCGGCTCCAGGGCATGTATCCCGAAAAAGCCCAGGCCATCAAAGATATGAACTCCCAGAGATCCGAGGCGCAACTACAGGGTGACCTTAACATCATGCAAAAGGTCAATACGGCCATGGCCGCCGGTAAAAATGATGTCGCTATCGACTATTTGAATATCTATTCCACGGCTCTTAAAAACAGCGGGCGCGAAGACCAGGCGCAGAGCATAAACAATATAATAGAGATGGCCAAAGAGCACCCGGAGGCGGTTAAAAGCGAGCTTTACCAGCAGTTATTGGCCAATTGGGGCCCTGAAAAATTTTCGCAGTATTACGACCAGCAGCAACGATTAACTGTAGGCGGCAAAGCGCAGCCGGTAGGCGGCGGGATTATCATTGAAGATCCCGATACCGGAGAAAAAAAATTAGTGACCGGATCTTTTCGAAACGGAGAGTTGACACTTGCCGGAACGGAATTGCCCGGTACTATATTAAGCCGGTTCGGGGAAAGCCCCGAAGAGCAACAAAAGCGGGAAGTTAAAACGACCCAGGAAAAAACCCAGGCGACAAGCGCCGAAAAGACGCGCCAGGAATTTTTCGGCCAATATGAAAAAATACAGAATAATATTAGAACCCTTGATGAAGGCATCGCATTAATTGAAAAAGGCATGGCCGAAGGAAAAGATCTGGGTGTCGGGCCGATCAGAAGATATTTTCCGACCTGGGGCAGCACAGCAAACCAGCTTAAAAACGTGGCAAACAGAATGGGGCTCAATGTCGTTTCATCCGTCACATTTGGGGCTTTAAGTGAATCCGAATTGAAAATGGCCATGCAAACGGCCATGCCGACGACATTAAGAGGACAAGCGCTTTTAGATTGGATGAAATCAAGAAAAGCGGCCCAGGAAAAGCTTGCCGATTATCTTAGCCAGGCGGCCAGTTTCATCGGCAGCGAAAAAGAAAGCGGGGGCGTCAATACGCCCTCGGATTGGATGCAAGTTGTTCAAAGCCGAAAAAAACAGCCCGTTGAAACCAGGCCGTTGAAATCATTATCGCCGGAAGAACGTATCAGAATGCTTCAGGGGCAATAACATGGCCGAATATTCCAAAGTTGAAATCCTGAGATCGCTCTACGAAGACAACGCCTTGCCGCAGGATAAAATGGCGCTGATTAAAAGCCTGGCGGACGAGGGCAAACTTGAAGACGCGCTGCAGGCGCTGTCACAAAATCAGAAATTTGTAAATTCATTATCCGCGCCAAGTCGCATGTCGGAGTTATCCGGCAAAGTACCACTTGAACGGAAAGAGCCGGAATACTACCGTCAAAGAGCCGAACAATTCAGGGGGGAGGCGCCACGGGTTGAAACCGTGCCGCAGTATCTATCCAAAGCCGCACGGCCGTATCTCGAAGCCGGCGGCGCCACCACGGGGGCGATCGTCGGCGCCGGGAGCGGGCTGCTGACGGGACCGGGGGCAGTGGCGGCGTCACCGGCCGGGGCGGTCGTGGGCGGCGGCCTTGGCTATGCGATAGGGGCCGAAGTCGCGGACTTGCTCGAACAATGGGCGGGATCTAAGGAGGCCAAACCCCTTATTGCGGATTTAACCGAAGCAGGTAAGAACATCGCCATCGGTAGCGCAATGGAAATGACCGGACAGGCCATCGGCCCGGCCTTGAGCGCCGCCGGTAGAGCCGCGATGAAAGCGCCGGCCATAGAATACGGTGTCATGGCGACCAAAGAGGCGCTCGGCAAAGCCCCGGCGATGACACAAAGAGGCGTTGAAAAGCTTGCCGGGAAATTTCTTCACGCAAATACATCCAAAGGGCCGTTGATTGCTAAAAATATCGAAACGGCCCAGGCCATAGAAGAACAAATCCCAGGGCTGAAATTCACCTACGGCGAAATGACCGGTGATCCCGGTATTGTCAAGCTGGAACGCTCTACAATGCGCGAGCCGGGGCAATTCGCCCAGGATTTTATCGAACGGCAGAAATCGAATGACGAAGCCATCCAGAATTTTATCCAAAGTCAACGTCCCGAAGGCGAAATCGGCAATGTGATTGAAGCGTTCCAGGGGCAGGAAGCAAAACTTGCGGCAGGCGAAAGGACCGCTAAAACAGCGCTTGAAAAAGAAACCGAAGCACTGGGCATGGGTGCCGGGCAGCTTGAAGCCGGTCAAACGATAAGGGGTGAAGCCGCCGCCGGAAAAGAAGCCGCGAAGAAAACAGGTAAAGAGCTTTATGGACAGGTGCCTGAATTCCAGATCGACGCCTCATCATTGATAGATGATATTGATGCCCTGGCGCAACCGATGAACAAATTAGAAGACATCGAAGCCAACGTCCCATGGAAGCAAATAAATAAATTAAGAGAAGTACTTTCCGAAACAGATAATATTGTCACCCCCCGCGATCTTGATGGTTTTCAAAGCGAACTAAAAGCTGATATCAGACGATTAAAAAGCCCGCAAGCAACCGGCGGCGAAGTCAATGAACGCAAATTGAGCCGTCTTGTCCAACTCAATCAAAAAATAGACCAGCTCTTACAGAAAGCATCAACCGCTGAAACCCCCGCCGCCGGGCAGCTCAAAAAAGCCCGCACCTTCTGGAGACAGGAAATCATCGGCAAATTTAAAAAAGGCGACATCGGCGAAATTCTGGCCAATAAAGGCGGCGGTGAATATAAAGTCAGTGATGCCCAGATAGCATCTAAATTTTTCAAGCCGGGACCGGCTGGACAGCAATCCGCAAGACAGTTTAAAAATGCAATCGGCGGCAGCACGAAAGCCATGCAGGCGATAGAAGATGCCGCCAAGCAGGATTTACTTTCGAAATTTCCCGGCGAAGAAATAACCGAATCAGGACTGAGAAGATGGCTCAATAGAAACAAAGCCGCCCTTGAAGAGTATGGATTAACAGACAGATTCGACTCGGTAAAAAAAGCCAGAGAACAGTTATCCGATGCCGTCACATTTCGAAAAGATTTCGAGAAAAGCGAAGCGGCGAAACTTATCGGGTCAGACCCCGACATTGCCATTAAAAAAGCTTTAGGCGCTGTTAATGTTGGTAAATCAGCAGCGAATCTAATGGCAGCTACCAAAGGTAATAAACTCGCCCAGGCCGGCCTCAGAAATTCGCTTGAAGATTTTATCCTCGATCAATCCAGAAACCTTGAAACCGGCATGATAACAAAGATTGATACCATGGATAAGCTTGCCAAAAAATACCGGCCGGCAATGAACGTTTTCTATCATGAAAACAAAACTGCGATGAATGCGTGGGATACTGCAAGGCAGGCGTTTCGGATCGCGCAGAAGAGTCGTAAAAGCCCGATGGGCGCCGGAAGTGATACGGCTGAAAATATGCTCACATCGCTTTATAAAGCCCTTGGCGTTTCATCGGGTAGAATCGGTACTCTTGTAAGAGCATTTTTAAAACCGCTTAAAGATACCGAAGCAACAAAGGTTAAAGCTTTAGTGAACCGGGCACTTTTAGACCCTGACTTTGCCTATACATTGATGCTTTCAGCCGATACCGTAAAACCAGGCATCATTAAAGGCGCCTTGCCGAAATATCATATCTCGAACAGGAATCAGGTGATTAAAACCGGAGAACTGCCGGTATATTTACAGCGTAGGATATCACAGCACTTAGCAACGATAACCGGCACAGCCATTGCCAAGGAGGAGCCTTAAGCAATGACATACTATCCCGTATCAACGCCATATCCCATATTTACCGACGATGACGGCACTCCTCTTGAAGATGGCTACATCTACATAGGCGAAGCATACCAAAACCCCATTACAAATCCGATCACAATTTCATGGGATACAGCCGGCCTTTATCCTGTAGCGCAACCTAGCCGCACAATTGGCGGTTATCCAGACCGCAATGGAAGCCCAGGGATTATATATGTCAATGCCGGTGCTTTCGAAGATTATTCGATTCTTGTCCAAGATAAACACGGCGATCAAATTTTCTTTGAGCAGTCCGCAAGGTCAGCTTTCGGCGGTTTTGGCAGCAATAGCCTTGATGTAATAGATGATTTAAGATCTATAAGTGGATTTGATCAGCCGATATATGTCCGTGGACATACGACTATCGCAGATGGCGGCCATGGCACGTTTGAATGGGTCGATGGCGCAGCACCAGGGACTTATACCGACGATGACGGGTTTACTATCGTGCCCACCGGTGGCGACGGTAGCGGCGCATGGGTCAGACAGATTGATGATTTTGTAACGGTCGAGATGGGGGGGGCTATAAATAATGGCGACGCAGATGATTCTGCGGCTATAAATGTCGTTTTGGAAACATGGAAAAATACAGGAAAAACCGTATTGGCTTTAGGGAAATATCTTGTTGCGAATACTGTTATATTTAATGGAGAAGGCCACAGTTTTTCGATGGGGGGTAATAGAGATTTAGATAGCAATCCCGCGCATGGATTTATTTGGGGCGGAAGTATCAATGATTCTATTGTAGAATTTCAAACTATGCGGCGCTCCAATATACAAAGCATTCAGGTTTCAAATACTCCTAGTCTAACCGCAGGGATAACAGGCATTATGATCCGCAATGAAGATAGCAGCGTAACAGGCGCGAATCAAAATGTTATTGGAACAGTTGGCATCTATGGTTGCGATGTTGGAATGAGAGTCGGTGATTATACAAATGACGGTTATGATTCTAATTTTGATGATAACGTAATTGAAAATATCCATTTTTATAATGTAGCTAATCCTCTAATATTAGATTCTGAAAACCAAGATAATTTATTGATCAAGCGGTTTCATAACGGCGGCCCGACACCGGTTACATCAGGTACGCGAACTCATATCATCTATGCGAAAAGATGGGGTAATGGTTTTAATATCTTAGACGGATTTTCAAGAGTAGAAGATATCCCGATAGATGGCATTGCAATCAATATTGAAAACGGATCTTTTGGATGTAATTATTTTAGCCTCGAAGGAAGCAATACTTGCCAGGCGTTAAGCCTTAATGGGCAAATAGCACGGGATCAATGCGTTATCGGGCAAATGGTTGTCAATGGAGCAAAAGACAGCAGCGACATAAGCATGTATTTAGGCGGCAAAAGCGGGACAGTATTAAGTGGTTGCAGTGTTCCGGGGAATATCGAAGTCGCAAGGACGGTAACGGCAGTTAATACCGTATTTATTAGCGGATATGATTTTGTTGAAACCGGTAGTGGCAACGTTCAGCATATTGGGACAAGATATCGAACCGATACTGCAACGGAAATAATCGTTGGAAGTGAAACCGGTATATTGAACCTAACAGAAGAGACTGTAGAATTAAATTATATTACGATTTATTCCGGTCAAACCGGGCATTTTCTTGCGACACTGACACATAGCGTTGCGACTAAAATATTGGATGCTGACCTATCGGATGGCAATAGTATAACAATTATTATCGATTACAATGTCTTTCGAACTCACAGTAGTATCAGAAACATGAATGCATGCGGAACATTTTATTGTTGCGCCCATGCAGATAATTCCGGGAATATTGAATTTAGCACTCCTACGGCGGTTGGTCAGACAACTGCTCTCGGAGCTGAATATAGCGCATTTTCAATTTCAGCCAGTATGACAGAAGATGAAGTCAATAATACTGTTAGCATCTATTTCACCCAAACCAACGATCAGTCGGACAATTTAAAATGTAGCTTATATATTAAAGTATTGGGAAATATTAGCTCTACATATAGCGCTCCGCTCGCAAATATTACTTTAGCATAAAAAGAGGTATCAAAATGGCAATTAAAACAACAACCCGTCTGTAGGTAATGGTAAAACGATAAATGGAACGTTTACGACTGCTGATGCAAAGACGGTGACATATACTGATGGTATTATTACTGGGGTGACATAATCGGCGTTCCCGTAAGATTTTTTATGGTTTCCACAAATTTTTTTGCGTCGGAATTATGATCTGATAGATGAATCAAATAAATCTCTTCGGTTGCGCTAAGATCCTGCGCCGCGAAAAACTCCTTCACATTGCCTATTTCGAAATGACTGGCCCGGATGCGGTCCTTTACCGCGTCGGTCAACTCCGTGTTTTCCACAAGTATCTCTTCGGAGTAATTACACTCCACCATCCAGTGTGTCACGCCTGAAAACTTAAATCTAATATAGCACGTGTCCGTTGCAAACAGTATTTTTTTACCGGACGGCGACAGGATCAGAAAGCCCAGCGGCTCGGCGGCGTCGTGCTCAATTTCAAACGGCATCACCTGCCACCCGTCACGCGCGAACGGCATCTGCGAGCTGATGTACAGGGCCGCGCTGTCCAGGATTCCCATTGAATCGCGTGTCCCCTGGCTCATGTAACAGTTTTTACCCATGCGCAGGAGGTCAACGATTGACCGGCTGTGGTCCCGGTGTTCGTGTGAAAGAAGAAAGAAATCGTATTTGGACAGTGTAAAGTTCGTGGCTTTCTGCAGTAATTTAAACCGTATGCCGGGGTCGATCATTATTTGGCGGTCTCCGTCGATGATGGAATAGGCGTTGCCTTTGGACCCCGTGGCGTGGATCTGGATTTTAAACATAGTCTTCTGACTCAACCTCTTTCCCCTCAATCTTCACCACCACATTAACCGCCTCGACATCTTCTTCCGGATAGATATAGTGGTCTTTAAAATTTTCAATCCCGAATTCTTGCGCAATCATGTCCACCGCTTCGATACTTGGCCAATGTCCTTTGCCCGGCACTGATACCGATAGATGTTTGTGCCACCCTCCGGGGTGCTGCTCTATCGTAAACACCACACGAAATCCCACCGGCAACGTTATCAGGAAATTAGGGTTGTCACCAGGCGGCGCCAAAAGGCGGTCCATAATCATGCGCATTCGTTTGAGATTGATTTTATTGTTTTCCGCGTAAAACATCAAATTTTTAATCGCGGCCTTCTCTTCCTTACCTATTATAAGGGGTCGGGGCATTATGGGTTCCTTTTACTTTTTCCACCACGTACTAAAAGGCATATTTCCGGCGATTATATTCATTACCGGCATCGGGAAAATAATTCCATCTTCTATTTCGATTCTAAAGCGTTTGTTTTCAACGTCTTTTCCCGTTCCTGTCCCAATAACTATTATTCCGATATCAACATTCATTTTTTCAATCTTTGATTTTATTTTGTCTAATTTTTTTTCAAAATTTTTATTAGCCGGCTTGAAATCATAAATTTCATAGTCGGAAACATAAACTTTAAAGCCTAAATCCGTGGCTTGTTTTTCGATAAAATGAGCCCATGGGCTTTTGCCGCTAGATACCACCCCATAAATGTAAATGAAGCATGTAGGTTTTTCAGTCAATTTTTCCTCCGGTGATTTTTGGTTCACCTATTTCTGAAAAATAAAAAAGCAAAATTAATAAAAAGCGAAACAGCCAAAACAACCTTATATGGATTGCCCAAATAAATCCACTTTGCCGCTACGACTCCGCTTAAAAATATCAATACTACCGTTATGATGTTATATGGCGTCGGCTTCACCGATACCGATACCCTTTCTGCTGTAGAAGGCTACAGCTTACGCACGCGCAGCGTAGTTGATTGTTTTGATTTTCCGCATTTCGTCAATGGACATGGGCATGTCGTCCGGTATACCCATGCGTTGCCGGTTCTTTTCGTCCTGTTCGCGGGCGATGTCGTAAGATGTTTTTACCGGCTTTGTAACAGCCGGATTGATACCTTTGCAATCGTTATCCAAAATTCGGTCAAGGTATTTCACCGGGTTCGAGGTCGCGTTTTGTTTAGTGTACTCAATCGCAAGGATTTGGGTTTCAACATCGAATCGGTTTAATTTTTCAATCTGGACCGGGCCGATATCAAACCCATATTTTTCAAGCAAAACTACTACTACTTTATTTAATAAAGGTGGGGCCGGAAAAGGTAAATCACCATTAACCTTTTCTGAAATTTGGTTAATCACCATTAACCTTTTTCCGGTTTTATGATCCAAAAGGTTAATGGTCCTTAACCCGTCTATTTTTTCCGGCCTGATGAATCCATTCTTTTTCATTTGGGACATCAAAACCTTAATACTATTTGGTTTAATACCTGTTTTAATAGATAATTCTTTATTTTTAGCCAACACGTTTCCATTTTCAGCGGCTTGGATAGCGATTTCAACGAGAATTTTGAATTTCGCAGGGCTTAGAATATCGGATGAAAGCTTATTGATTTCGCGGATATATTCGAAAGCTGATAGTGATTTTTCGCCGGACATTTTTGCCTTTCCGGCTCATAGTGGCTTGACAATTCAGCAGGGAATGATATCTTGCAGGGACAAAAGGAGGTTCACTATGAACCTTGATTTTAAGAGAGCCTCGGCACACTTTGGACGGTTAGCCGGGGCTTTCGCTATTTTGAGTAAGAACGACCCGCACATCATATCATCAATTACGCATCAATTAAATCCCAAAAAACCACACCCCCCCCTTTAAAATTGCAATTATAACATATTGATGATATTGTATTTTCGAAGAGAAAGGGGGTCTCACATGGCACGTCTTCTCAATCACCAGCTCAGAATAATCATGGATGATTTCGTATACGTCGAAGAAGGCCGAACCGGCCTGCCCGTCGCTGAAAATATCGATGCCGTGGTACGCGCATTGCAACGCAACTGGCATTTGGGCGAGCGCAGAATTTTCTACCGAGACACTTACGGCGACATCGATGAAATCATCCTATGTAACGGCGCGTTTGAGCGATACCAACGCGCCGATGATATAATTATTAAAAAAATCAACAACTTAATGAAGCGGGTAAAAAAATGAAATTGAAAACATTCATGAAATTGATTTTTATCGGCCTAATAATCTGCATCGTCCTGCTATGGCACATGATCGCCGGGGCCGAACAAATCACCCTCCAATGGGACCCGGTTGACGGCGTGGACGGGTACCATATCTATCAAGCGATCCGGGCCGCCAATCCGGATACCGGAGAAGTCGAGCACTCGTTTGATTACGCCGCGCCGGTCGGAACCGTGGCGCAGGATGTCACATCGTTGGCGGTGGAGCTCCCCGGCGAGCAGGGCGCGGACACAAAATATGTGTTTGTCGCTCGCTCGTATCGCGGCGACGATACGAGCGTGGACTCAAACACCGTGGCTTATGTCGTCTGTCTGGTCCCCCCTTTGGCGGCCACGGATCTGGCCGGCGCCTATGACGTGGAAAACGGCGTGATCAATCTGAGCTGGTCCCAGGCGCCCGACGCGCAGGCATGGCGCACGATAAGCCATTGGCTTGTGTATTACCGTATTGCGGGCGGTGATTGGGTCCCCATTGGGCGGGTAGACTATGGGGCGGACCCGCAGTTAACCGCAGAATTTGATGCCGTGGCGCCGGGAGAAGCCGCAGACGTGGAGTTTACGGTTGTCACATACCGAAGGTCGGGGGTATACTCCGAAAATAGCTCTATCGTTGCGATAGCTATCGACCGGAGCACATCCGGCCCGGTGCCCCCGGTTGAAAACTTGAGGGTTGAGATTGAGATTCCCGTGATTTGAGCCACGACCCAAAGCTAATCCGGTTCCAGATCATTAACCCAAACTGGAGAACGACATGGACAAAAAAGAAATTATTTCAATAGCCAAAGACCAGGGGCTAGACCTGGCCGAAGACACGGCTGCCGCCGCCGTTAAAACAGCAATAAATCTGTTGCGCGTTATCGTCCCGAAATTATCCACCGGAGCAGGATTTATGGTAAATTCGTTTCTCGACATCTACGAGAAAAAAATATTTGAGCTGGTTGACAAAATCGACGGTAAAGTCGATGCCTGATCCCGATCTGGAGCTGGCCACGGCGCACGTGGATTGGTATATCGGATTGCTATCGGAGCAAATGCAGATCTGGTTAGAAATGACCCGCAAACTTATGACCGAAAATTTTATCCACGGCATAAAGCACGGGAGAGAATTAGAGCGTGAAAAAATGCGTTGCGAACAGGAAGCCGACAGGCTATAAACACTGCGGGAGAAGATCGATTGCAGCAGGGGCCGACACTATCGGCCCCGCTACTTTTCGGGGCCGGGACCGGGGTTAAAAAACCGGGGCCTAGGCCTCGACCACGCAAATTTAAAAACGTAATGATATCAGCGGGGTCCGCAGGGGCCGCCCTGGGGCCCGGACCGGGGCCGCCCCGGTGTAAAACGGGGCTTGCCCTGGGGCCGCGAATTGAATTATATTAGTATGCATATCACGTCAAATTATTGTATCTGCGGCGGGCGCATAGGGCGCCCGTTCGTTATTTCCACGGTGGTTCGTCGCCGTCTTCTGGTTCGGGATTATGATTTGTTTCAAGTCGCAAAATATATTTTTGCGCTTCCAATTGTGTTATCTCTCGTATTTTTTTTACCGGTCGTCCGACAAAAACCGATAACCCATCAAAAACATCTGCCGTTGTCATCCCTTGTTGTTTGCCGAGGTCCAAAATTCTTTCGGCTTGCTCGCGGTTCGCCGGCGGTTCCGGCGCCGGTTCCGAATCCGGAACTGGGGCAAAGTCGAGCGTTTTTATCTCTGGTTCCGGCCCCAGTTCCGCTTCTACATATTCGTCGTCAAGATCAGCAACTTCGCTGATTTGTTCGTTGCCGGATGATTTTATGATGGATCTACAAAGGCGATGGACTACTGTTTTGGTAGTCATTTTTTCGGGATATTTGGCGTGGTTACTGCCGGGATGGAGTGAGCCGTCTTGTCTTACTACCGGCTCGCCTTTGTATTTTAATTGCGCGTTTTTCCAAGTCTTTTTAATATCTTCGTAGCTCATAATGTCGGCATCGATGATCTGGCCGTCATGCCCGACTGCTACGGCATAGGCCGCGATGATTGCGCCATTTAGACTCTTTACTGTCGGTTTGTGGCGCGGAAAACGATATGATCCGTTGACAATATCCATGTCGAATTCGTCGCCTTCTCGCACGACTTTTGAGTTGATGGCGGCAATGCGTTTATCCTCCCGTTTCGCCACCATTATGCTGCCGGAATAGTCCCTAAGTAGCTGGAGTTGATTGCCATATGGGACGAATGAGCATTGCCCTTTTAATGGATTGAGCCCTTGGCACACCATCGATAAAACGGCTTTATACTTCGATTCAGGCGTGCATTTTTGAAAACCTCCATTTTCGGAAAAAATGATCGCCACGGCTTGCATTGCCGTGTCGATGGTGTAGGCGTCGTGATAGTCCGAAATATTGATTTCGGCTTTTAATCTTTGCGTAAAATGTTGAATCTCGTTCATCAATAAAAATCCTCCAATTCATCTGCTTTTTCAACCTTGCCGGTGATTATTCGGCGCACCTCGGCTTTAGCCAGATTTTCAAGATCCGCGACAACCTGCCGCGCATCGTCACTATCACCTAAATCTGCTGAGAACTCAACATCAACGCGCATCGATTCGAAATTGCCTAAATTTTTAGTAAAACCAAATTTTACCGTTGTTTGTTTTATTTTCAAAATGGTCCCCCTTGCGCCAGCGTAACCCACTGGCATGTAATGTCGTTCACCTGACTCCATCGCCGCCCCGGCTCCATTGTATCGAACTGCCACTCAATCCAGCGCCACCACATAATTATTCGCCTTTCACCTTATTCCCGAATTGGTTTGAAATCGTCATTGATCTGCTTGGCGCACAGGTCGCAAAGCCCGTGCACGGCAATTTCGGGGTCATCGGATAGGTAATTGTTTTTGCAGCATTCGCAAATCATTTGGTCTTCACCTGTTTGATAGTCCATGCTTAAACCTCATATTTTCCCAATATTTCAGAAAGTTTTGCATCGTTTCCATCATAGCCGCCCCTCGATAGGATTTCGGCTATTTCCGCCTCATCTGCCGCGAACTGATATTTGTCGGTGCCGGTGTTGCTCCAAAGATTTACAACAAGTTTGTTTTTTGCAGTCGCAAGCAAAATTTTACCATAAACGTAGGGTGACCCATCTTTGAATGATGCGATCTCCGTCGCTTTATCAAGATCAAACCAGCCATTAAACTGACCGTCTTTATCGAACACATTAATTCGTTTCATTTTTAAGCCTCCTTTGTTTTTATCCTTTCAGTTTTTGTGTCAGTTAAAGACACTATTGGCATTTGTTAAACAAACTTTAACAAAAAAAGACTTAAAGATAAATAAAGTTTTACAAAAAAAGGACGATTTTGTATATTGAAATCAAAAAAAGGAGGTCACATGGGAAATTCTAATAAATTCAATATTGTGGCGTTTCGGATTAAACCGGAACATAAAAATGAAATCATGGAATATGCCGAAATTGAGGGGCTTGGAATGTCGGCATGGGTGCGGCGTATCGTCTTGAATGAAATCATGCGGAAACGGAGTGAGTATGCAAATCAAGCTATTAAAATTACAAATAAATAATTTCAAAGCCATCAAAAAATTCACTTTGGATGCCGATGGGCGCTCAATCATAATCCAGGGCAAAAACGGCATCGGCAAGACAAGCCTGGCCGATGCCTGGTTTTGGACACTCACCGGCTCCAATGCTGATGGGCAGGCCAAATATAACATCATTGAGCTTGATGATGGCTCAATCCCAGTAAATCACCAGAATGCCGAGGTTGAAGCTATCATCGAGGCCGATGGTAAAAAGATCACGCTTCATAAAACCTACCGGCAAAAATGGACGAAAAAACGCGGCCAGGCCGATGCCGAGTTCAGCGGCCATACAACGGACCACCGATGGGATGGTGTTGACGTGAGCGCGAAAGAATACCAAAAGCGCCTCGATGAGCTATGCCCAGCGGCTGTGATTCGCAGCTTGACCGATGTGCATCATTTCTGCGGTCGGATGAAAGCCGATGACCGGCGCCAGGAATTGATTAGCATTGCCGGCGAAATTAACATGCAATCCATCTGCGCTCAGTATTCGGAGTTGAATGAATTGCCGGAATTGATCGGTGATTATTCCCTCATAGATTTTGAAAAGATGCTGAAGAGCCAACGAAAACAGGCGCAGAAGTCGTTGCATGACATCCCTATTGAGATCAATTCTAAAAAAGAGGAAATGCCCGATATAGACGGCCTGGACGAAGAGGCGATCCGCAGCAACGTTGCAGCGCTTGACGAACAGATATCCGGCGTTAAAAACGAGCTAGTTGCATTGTCAAATGGCCTGAAAGCCACCGAATTAAAAAAAGAAAAGATGGATTTGGAAGCAGGGCTCATTGATCTTGAAAATAGAGTAAGAATTAAAGCCAATGGATTAGAGTTAGAAAGCAGTGAGCTTTTTAAAAGAGCTAAAGAATATGAAATGCAGGTGTTAAAGCTAAATTTTGATATCCAAAAAATAGACGATTTAATAGCAAAAAATCGTCATGAGGATTCGGAGCTTGTCGCGGCATGGAAAGAAATAAATTCAGGCGGCCAGGTCTGCCGAACCTGCGGCCAGCAATTGCCACGGGAGCAGGTTAAAAAACATCTTGATGATATAGCGAAAAGAGGTAGCCAGCTTGCCGCCGAATTTGCGCAGCTTGAAAAAAAGATGGCTGAAAAGCAAGAGCAAATGAAACGGGCTCAATTCGGAGCTGCCGAAGCAACGCAGCAAGCCGAAGTTATCGCGGCAAAGTCCGAAAAAGCTATGCATAATCCCGAAATGAATTCAGTGGCCGCAAAAATAGCCGATCTGGAGCAAGAAATAAAAAAAGCCATATCCGACATCGAACCTGAAAAGAAGCATCTTGAAGCGGCTCTAAGCGACCTTGAAAAGCAAGTGGGCCGCGAGCGTGAAAAGTTGCTCTCCATCACCCAGGCCGTAAAAACTCAGGACCGCATCAGGCAAAAAGAAAAGGCGTTGAAACTGGCCGCCGCTGAGTTTGAGGACTGCGAACGGAAACTATATCTATTGGAATTGTATGGCCGCAAACGATCAGAATACATTGAAGAAACCGTCAGCCAGAAATTTGAAATCACGTCGTGGAAACTATTTGAAGAGCAGATCAATGCCGGAAGCCGGGAAATCTGCGAACCGGTTTACCAGGGCGTGCCATATAGCACGGATCTAAATACGGGAGCTAAAATCCAAGTCGGCCTGGACGTGATCCGAACGCTATCAAAACATCATAGCGTTACGATGCCTGTATTTATCGATAATGCAGAATCCGTTACGAACTGGATGATTGATTTGGATAATCAGATGATTCGGCTGGCGGCGGCGCCTAACGTGGAAAAACTGGAGGTGATAGGTGGATGATAAAAAACCAAAATATTATTTGTCCAAAATAATCCCCAAACGGCGAAAAACCGTTAAATTTTTGTGGTGCCAAAAAGACTGGATGGATTGGGCCAAACTCAATTTTTATAGAGATAAACAAAGATTGAGCACTTATGAAAAATGCCAATGGTGCAATTATAAATTCGAATCTGGTGATAGCGTATCTTTGGCGGCACCGGATAGAGGTAAAAATATGGTGATATGTAAATGGTGCGCGGATGAAATGCTGTCGTCTGCCGCGAACGTGGAAAAACTGGAGGTTGAAATATAGTGTATGATTTGCTATATAATTATACATGAAAGAAATATTACTTACACCGAATCAAGCGGCAAAGCGTTTCGGGGTGCATGTTCATACTCTGCGCGAGTGGGACCGTCAAGGCAAGATAAAAACGATCCGCACCGTTGGAGGGGACCGGCGTTATGTCATCCCTGTTAACGATGAAATTGAAATCTGTTATTGCCGGGTATCGTCGGCAAAGCAAAAAGACGACCTGCAACGCCAGGTTGAATTCATGGTCGGAAAATATCCAAATGCTCAAATTGTCAAAGACATCGGAAGTGGACTCAACTACAAACGAAAAGGGCTTAAAGCCGTTTTGGAACGGGCAATCGGAGGTGATTGCATCACACTTTACATTGCCCATAAAGACAGATTGTGCCGCTTCGGATTTGAACTTATTCAATGGATTATTGAACGATCCGGTGGAAGAATCGTGGTTTTCGACGGAACTAAACTTTCACCCGAACAAGAACTTACCCAGGATCTACTCCACATCCTGCATGTCTTTTCCTGCCGAATGCACGGGCTTAGAAGCTATCGTCGCAAGATCCGTGAGGCTTTCTCCAACAAAGGAGCAAAAGAGAATATTTAGATTCTGGACCGACACGGCAAGGTGGATCTACAACTGGACGTTTGACTATATTCGGTCATGTGTCGGTTTCGCGCCGACGTGGTACGATATCAAAAAGGAAGCTACCCGCATACTTCCCGCCTGGACAAAGCCGGTCCCGTTTCAGATTAAAGGTGTTGCCATCAAAGATGCGCTCAAAGCATTTTGGGACGCAAAAGGAAGGCCGAAGTTCAAATCAAGGAAGAATCCGGTTCAATCGTGTTTCATCCCCTCATCGGCCATCAAATCCGGTGGGATCTACCCCCGTGTGTCCGGTCCCGGATTGAAATACAACGAAGCGTTACCGGAAAACCCGAAAGACAGCCGCCTTGTCTGGCGGCATAATTTGTGGCATTTGTCCGTTCCCCGTTTAATGACGATATCCCGTAGCGAGAACCAAGCCGGTGGTATCGCCGCCATTGACCCAGGCGTTCGGACATTTGCCGCATTCTATAGCCCGTCTGTTTCCGGCAGGATCGGCCATGGCGCGTTTAACCGGATATTCAGATTGCTTTTACATCTGGACAACCTGATATCCGACCGGGCAAAAGCCAACCGCCGCCGGTTTAAGTCACTCACAAAAGCAATCCGCAGACTTCAAAAAAGAATCAAATATCTGATTGACGAATTGCACTGGAAAACCGCCCGGTTTCTTTGCAGCCGGTTTGCCGTGATTCTTCTGCCGACCTATGAAACAAAGCAGATGGTTGACCGTCTTAAAAGAAAGATCCGGTCAAAAACCGTTCGAAGCATGCTGTCTTTCAGAAATTTTCAATTCAAACTCAGGTTGAAATGGATGGCGCAAAAACTCGGCGTCACCGTGATTGACGTGGACGAAAGCTATACCAGTAAAACCCACCCGCAGACCGGCGAAATCAAGAATATCGGTTCCGCGAAGTGGATCAAGTTGTTGGATGGGTCAATGGCAGATCGTGATTTGGTTGGAGCGCACAACATTCTGGTCAAGTGGTTGACCGAACGTTGTGCTTTGGGAGATACCCCCGCACAAAAATGTGCGTAAGCTGTAGCTTTCTACAGCAGAAAGTGTATCGGCCCTAACTACTTCCGACCCAAGTTCGCCGATTTTTGAAATTTAGCTCAAGGTCCACGCGTCATGCAACTGAAATTTTTCGATGCCACGGTTTTAAAAGAGATCGAACTGCGGGCCGAAAACAGCCCGAAAAAAGCCTTCTGGCGCCTGCGCCTGGTCCACCGGCAGGGGCAATATATCATCGAAAAAGAGAGCGGGGGCGGGGGCAAGGTGCTGGACCGGCGGAGCTGGCCCCAGCGGGATTATGAGCGGGCGGTGGTGGTGTTCGGCAGGAAGGTTGCTGCAAAGCTAAAGCCCGGAAAGAAAAGGGAATATGTAATAAGTGGTAGGTAAAACCTACAAATGTATAGGGAGCAAGACGATAGAAGTTTCACAAACTAAATCAGTACAGTTTCAAAAAACTGAAAAAAAAACTGAATCTGTACCGGTTTTTTCCCCTTTACAAAATATGTAACCCGGGATTAATCTAATTCCATCAAAGAATGCTTACTCCGCAGGAAGGGCCGCACCAGCAACGGCCCTTTCTTGTTGGGGCGTCGCCACTTGAGAAATGGCGTGGATTGAAACAAACAAACAAGCTAACGCTCTTTTAAATAACAAAAGCCCGGTCATAGGGACCAGGCTTTTGTCAATAATCATCTTCTAAAACCGAAGTGAAAGTCTTCCGCTCAAAGATTTCTTTCACTTCAGGCAAAATCTTAGTTACCGCTGCTGCTGACCCTCTTAGACCGAACAGACGAACCGTAACTGACTCCTGAAATATCCCCACTGAGCTGATAATGTCAAGTCAAGATTTTGCCGGAAAGGACACCTTGACAATATCAAAACTCGCAGAACCCAATAAAATCAATGAACTTTTAAAATCAAACAACATCCCTTCAGTCAGCAAAAAATCTTTATTCAATCCGGTATATAAGGGCACGAAAGGGGCTTTAGGACAAATTAACGGGTTTTTCGCCCGGAGGCACCGTCTATGCGGCGGAACTATCATAACCGTTACACATGGAGAAATCGCCGAAGAAACCGGATATGCATCTCGGACAGCGCAACGGATAATTAAAAAGCTCGAAGCAATGGGGCGTTTGATAGTTTTACGGGGTTGGAAAAATTCGTATTTATATTTGCCTGAAAATATCGGAATCGAATCATGGCTTGAAAATTTCAAGTTAAAATTCGGCCTCGATTTGAGGACTCAGATGTGGGTGGATACAGGACAAAATGTCGTGAACCCCGAACCTGAATCTATACGACATAATGTCGTTAACAATACGACAGAATGTCGTGAAGATGACCTATCTTATAAAGAGAGTTTCAAAGAGTCTAAGACCGACCTCCCTGAAAAACCCCCCGAAAACCCGCCGCCGGAAACCGACCTTGACCGGATAAAAGACGCTGCCCCTAAAGTATGTTATAGGATCAAGAACCTTGATGAAAAAATCAAAGAATCAATCAAAAGAAATGGATTCGAATATACCCTTTGGGCGGCTAAAGAATCCCATGATGGGAATATAAAATATCGTCTTTTCGAGGACATGATGAAAAACGGCAAGGCTAAATACGATAAATTTGAAAAGCAGAGGACACGCAAGGCTGAGGCTGAGGCGATTCAAGAAAGCCGGGAGCATCAAAAGGAGATCGAATTTATGGCAAAGGTTTTTAAGCCCTTTGCTTTTAAAGAGTGTGAAATTGATTTTCATGCTAAAAAATCTACATTTTTAAAGGCTTTATCATCAACTAAGGTCCTATTCGATAGATTTTCAAATATGACCGATACCCAGCTAAAAGCAACGAATGAGTTTAGGAATTTTAAAGCATGAAATATATTAATATTGCTGGTGATACTGATGGGTGGTCAACAGCATTAAACCCCCCTGATGAAGATGGCAAAATAAGTGTTGTTTCATCTACATGTGAAAATGAGTCTTTACCGACAAAGATGTTTTCATGTGATTTAGAAGAAATGATATTTGATTATTTTGAGTATGTTTTTGTTTTTGGAGATGAGGCAGATACGCTATTAAAGCCCATGAAAAATATTTTAGATAGGGCGATTAAAAAATGTGAAGAACTATTAAAAAGAAAATTAGGCTCACCTATTGAAAGTATGTTTTGGAACGTTGTTTCAGATGAGGAATCAGAAGGGTTTATATTCGGGTTAATTTATCAGCATAAAGTTGAAAATTATATTATTGATTTCGCTTTCAAACATTATGATTTCAAACTTGCGATAGAATTAGATGGGCATGATTATCATAAGACTAAGAAACAGCGTACATATGATGCAAAAAGGGCAAGGAAATTATCTGAATTGGGATGGGAAGTGATAAGATTTACAGGATCAGAAATATTTAAAGACAGTTTAGGTTGTGCCTTAGAGGTAAAAAAAATAATCTATAATAAAACAGGGGAAGTATGACCCCCACTGAAAAAAAATTCTACAAAATTCTTAAAATCCGCATCGCGCGCAACGCAGACACGCGCCACCGCACCCTGGCCCGGATCGCCGGGTGTACGCCGGGCACCAGCTACCGCGTGGTAAAGCGCCTGGTCGCCATGGGTGCCGTGCAGGTGCGGCGCGTGGGGTGGGAAAACGAGTACTCGCTATGCAAACAGAATTAAACACCCTTGCCGACAAATCCCCCCAGCAGATCCGCGCCGAAAAAGAGGCGCAAAAGCGGGCCGAAAGGGCCGAAGCCCTGCGGCGCCGTTTCCGGGCAGAAGCGAAGTTTCTGGCGCTGCCGGCCGATGTGAAATTGGAGGTCAAGCGGGATCTGCTTTACAGCCTTGGATTCTCAAAAGACAAGCCATTGCGGGAACAAAGCTTCCTAATTCGGCTGATTTATTATAAAAAGGGGGGAGAGCTGCACCGTAATAGCTATTTTATGGACTACTTCGAAAGACACGCACATGAGTACCACCGAACAGACGATAGAAGACCAGATAGACGGGCAATGGTTCGCCATGACGCCGGAAGAGAAATCGCTGCACCGGACTTTGTTCATTGAGCTATTAGGCATGGGCTACCACCGCCGGTATTTTTCCCGAATCCACATCAGTATGCTGATCGGCGAAATCTGGTTTCGCCAATATCTTAGGAGTATATTTTTCGATGACGCAAAAACAAAGCGCGCAGGCTGAGAGACTGCAACAACGTATGCGCCGCATCGCCGACGCCGTGGACCGTCCCCCGGTTGACATTGAGCCCCTTAAAAAATGCCTGCACGGGCGGAGCTGCGTACACCTGGACGCGCCGGGGATGGTGTCGCCCATGTGCGAGCTGTCGGTATGCGGGATTTTCGAACTTAGGAAATGCCCTATCGGGCTGTGGTGGATATGATGGAAACTGACTTTTCGGATTGGCTCGATGACTTGGAAAAAAAATTAAACCCGCAATACATCATCAGCGGGGACGGGAAATCAATCAATTGCCTGACCTGCGGCATGGAATCATATCACCCCAATGACGTGAAGTATAAATACTGCGGGAACTGCAACAAATTTCACGAATACGTAAGCAAGTCAACAACCGCCAGCTAAAGCAGGCGGCTTGCAGCTAGCAGCTATGCCGCCGCTGCGTGGGGCTGGTTGACGACAGCCCGGCGGCCAATATTGACCGCCGCCACATTGTCGGCGGGGGCAACGTAACCGCAGGCGCGACAACAAAAGATATCCCGGCTTTTCCGGTTGGCTTTTTCGGTATGGCCGCACTCACAGCATTCGCGGCTGGTGTTTCTTGGGTCGACCAGCACAACACAAACCCCGGCAAGCACGGCTTTATAGGAGACAAATTGAAGCAATTGGTAAAAACTCCAAGCATTATGTTGCGCACGTTGAGACTTTCTAACCGTTGTCTTTTCACGGATTCCCTTAAGGTCTTCAAGGGCAATGCCGTATCCAAGTGCCTTAGCCTTCGCAACAATCTGTTTGGAAATTCTGTGGTTCTCATTTCTGGCGAAGCGTGCCTCTTTGCGCTTGCGCTTTTTAAGCAGGCGCTTTGCCGATTTAGTGCCTTTGCTTTGCAGTTTCTTGCGCAAGCGGCGATGTCTCGCACGCAGTCCGTTCATCTGGTCGCCGGAGTGGGTTTCACCGGCAGAATCGACGGCAATGTTTTTGATGCCCAGGTCAACGCCAAGAAAATCTTTCGGCGTTGTTTTCGGTGGTTCGGGAAAATCGATCACAAGAAGCAGGTAAAAAGATCCGTTTTTCAGAATCAAATCGGCTTGTCCCGCGACTCTGCGACCGGCAAGCACTCCCCGGTGGTATTCACTGATTATCATCGGGACCAGAATGCGACCGGAAAGTGTGAGCAAAGATACCCTGTCAACGCCTTTAAACGCCATGATGCGTTGATCATAAACCATTGCGCCGGTATCTTTGAAAGTGTGCAGGGTTTTTTTGGTCGCTTTGTAGCTTTCGCAAACCTTTCCGATGGCGCGAACCGTCATTTGGGAAGAAAGGCTAAAGTCTTTGCGGATATCGTAATAGCAAAGCTTGTGGACGTTGAACTTGGAAAATGTTTTGGATTCAAATGCAAGCTTACTGATGTAATTGCAAGCCTGATTGAATCTTGCCATTGTTTCCAAAAGCGCCTGGTGTTGTTGGGTATCAACAACAAGTTTTATTTTCGCGGTACAAAGCATAATAGTTCGTATCACAAAACATTGACTAAAACAATCAATATATCAACAGGAACATTTAAACGAAAGGGGGTGGCGGCAATTCCTCTGTCGCTTGAAAGCGACAGTCTCCTTGCCGCTAACTTGTGATGAATGAATCCGAAAAATATATGGAACCTGAATATAAGTCTGAAATAATAGAAAATGATTATCGTTCGGATGAGGGCAATATAGCTGACTTTAAAATAATTTATTTTTATGAACGGAACAATAAGGGTGAATGGATTCAAAAAATTAATTTAATCAAGATTCCCAATATCGAATGAACTATTACAATGATAACGACCCGTGTGCCGCAAGTCGCCGCAGAATTCATCAAAGCGTATCTAAGCATTTGACAAAACAGCAAAAACATCTTTATACTACACCATGCGGCGGGGATCACATCAACCCCGCGCTGCCAAACACTATCATCCCCCGCCGCTACATCAAAAAAGGACATATATGTCCCTTTCACCGACTCAGCGTACAATCAGGGAACTTAAAAATCAGGGTCGCACCTGCGGCATTGTAGAGCGTTTTATTAGTAATACGCACTTGGGCCATGGTATACGCTCAGACTTATTCCATCTCTTCGATATCGTGGCCCTTGATAGCGCCAGGGGCATAATCGGAGTGCAAACCTGCGGGGCAGACTTCGCGGCCCATTATCGCAAAATGACTGAGGAGTATGGGGGCAATGCAATTGAATGGTTGGAGTGCGGCGGTGTGATCGAGTTGTGGAGCTGGCGGAAAGTGAAAGCAAAGAGGGGCGGGAAATTAATGCTATGGAAACCACGCATTAAAGAGATTACTCTCAAGGACATAGCCGAATGTCGGAAAATTGCTTGAATTGTTATTACCGCTCATGGATCGGTCTTGAACACTGGTGCTGTCACCCGGCCATATGTCGGAAAATCAGAAAACCGCATAATAAATGCGCGGATCACATAAATATTTTTTACAAGGGCGGGATAGAAATCGAGAAAGAAATTCCGCTCAATGCTCTTAAAAAATCAGCCCCGGCATAACAATTGTATTACTGCCTATTCAGAGCAGACCCACCGAATGCAAAACACTCTGAAAAGGCAGGCAAACAATTGGAATTACAGCCAAAAGACGTTGTTTATGTGGTGGTTTATTTATTGTCGATGGGTGGCGCTTTCTTGACGTTTCGGACCCGGCTTGGAGAACTGGAAAGAAAGGTGGCATCCGATAGCTGCATCATTTACGGCGACCGGGGAACGCTTAATGTAATAGATCGAAATACTTGCGAAAAACACAGACTCATGTTAGATGAAAGAATACGGCTGGCGGAGAATTACAACCAAAGTATATCAAATGACATCAGGACATTGAACGGTAATGTGCAATTGATTATGTTCCATCTTAATATTACTCCTCCCAACATGGCCGCAATTCGGACGGAAAAAGAAATCTAACTTATGGTAAACGAAGATCGTAAGATAAAAATAACCTGCGATGCCGCGAACGCTATGCCCATAGATGACCTTGAGGCGTTCCAGGGCAAGCTGAAATCGATTTCCGAGGTTGAGTTTGAAAAGCTCAAATCAGCTATTTTGAAGTACGGCTTTTCGTTCCCGGTGTTCGTCTGGCGGAAAAACATCCTCGATGGCCACCAGCGGGTGCAAGCGGTAAAGCGCCTCATAGATGATGGATACGAACTTGAGGGCGGCATGCTGCCGGTGGTACTAATCGAGGCGAAAGATCGCAAGGAGGCGGCTGAAAAGCTACTGCTGATCAATTCACGCTATGCTAAGATCGACCAGAGCGGATTTGACATATTCATCGAAGACTTTGATATCGACGTTGCCGATATGGGGCATTTTCTGGATATACCGGAGATTGATTTTTCGTTTGGTGATGAAGAAAATGATCCCGAAACATTTGAAAATATCAATCCTGATGAAGTCGATCCGGATCAATATGATTTAAAGCATACTTGCCCGCGGTGCGGATTTGAATTCGATGAATAAATATAGCTGGAACCTGTCAGATTTAAAGAATATCAAACCGAACGGTTATAAGGTAATGTCAACCTTTGCCTGCGGTGGTGGATCAAGTATGGGCTATAAGCTGGCAGGTTATGAGGTTATTGCTGCAAATGATATAGACCCTGAAATGGCATGGCATTATAAAAAGAATATTAATCCGAAATATTATTTTCTTTGCCCGATTAAAGATCTTTTAAAAGCCGATTTACCAAAGGAATTATTTGAACTTGATATTCTGGACGGATCGCCGCCATGCAGCACTTTTTCAATGGCCGGCAAGCGTGAGAAGAATTGGGGTAAAAATAAAAAATTCAGGGAAGGACAGGCAAGCCAAGTACTCTCTGATTTATTTTTTGATTTTATTGAAGTTGTCGCCTTTTTAAAACCTAAAGTTGTCGTTGCCGAAAATGTCAAAGGCATTATTCAAGGCAATGCTAAAGGATATGTCAAAGAAATTAAGAAGCGCTTTCAAGATGCCGGGTATAAAGTACAAATATTTTTATTAAATGCTAAATACTGCGGAGTTGCGCAGAATAGGGAACGGGTATTTTTTTGTTGTTATCGGGATGGATTTGATTTCCCAAAATTAAGATTGAATTTATCTGGAAAGATTTTGACTGTTGGTCAAGTTTGTAATGATATTCAAAAATTAACCGATGAAGAAATAAAGACAACAAAAGCAAAACCATATGATTTAAAATATTGGCCAAAAACTAAAAATGGTGAATCATATGAAAAAGCCGCCTGGCTATTAGATAAGAAAAAAAAACTATGGTCTTCAATCCGTCTAAATAAAAATAGATGCTCAAATACATTAACAACAAATTCAGTTAATTTTATGCACTGGAATCAATGCCGATCATTAACATTTAGAGAGTATAAACGAATTGGATCCTTTCCTGATGATTATATTTCTAAAGATGAAAAATTAGGCAAATATCTTGTAGGCATGTCCGTTCCACCAAAAATGATAGAAGTTATTGCAAAGGCAGTCAAAGAGCAATGGTTGGATAAGTATCCGAAAAAGTGTGAAAAGTGTTAATATAAAAAAATGGCAAAGAATAAAAGAGCGCCTTTAAAAATAGAAGAAATTGAAAAAGCCCTTATTGCAAGTAGAGGAATAATGACCGCTGCGAGCGAATCATTAGGTGTTAGCCGTAGCACTGTTTCTAATAGAGTTTATAAATCAGAACGACTTCAAAAGGTAATTGATGAACAACGAAAATCAGTAGGCGATTTTGCCGAATCAAAGCTTTTTAAGCACATCAAAGAAGGAAATCTTACAGCTATAATCTTCTATCTAAAAACCATTGGCCGGGATCGTGGCTATATTGAGCGCCATGAAAACGAGCTATCCGGCAACGTAGAAGCCCCACTCGTAATACGGAGAGTCATTGTCAAGAAAGAAGAAAGCTAAAGCCCTCGACATCGAAACGCCCGAATGGGCAGAATCCCTCTTATCCGAATACATCCGCTACCGTGGCGCATACGGCGGCAGGGCCAGCGGCAAAAGCTGGTTTTTCGCGGGGCTGATGATCGAAAGGCATTACCTCAAACAGCCTACGTTTTCGGTCTGTATCCGCGAGATTCAAAAAGACCTGAAGCACTCTGCCAAACGCCTGCTTGAAATCCAAATAGAAAAATTCGGCCTGGGCCCCTTCTTCGAAATCCAGCAATCCCAAATAAAAACCCCCGGCGGCGGCCTGATTATCTTCCAGGGCATGCAAAGCCACAACGCCGAGTCGATAAAATCCCTTGAGTCCTACGATATCGCCTGGATAGAAGAAGCGCAGACAATCAGCCAGCGGTCTTTAGACCTGCTCAGGCCGACGCTTAGAAAAGATACATCGGAGATATGGGCGACATGGAACCCGCGATATGAAACCGACCCCATAGACGTTTTTCTGAGGTCATCGAATACCCCTCCCGATGCCGTGGTGGTTAGGTGTAACTACGATGATAATAATTGGCTGCCGGATATCATGCGCAAAGAAATGGAGTATGACAAGCGGCGCGACCCGGATAAATACGCGCATGTCTGGAAAGGTGAATACCTGCGTAACTCTGAAGCACGCGTTTTTAAAAACTGGACGATTGAAGAGTTCGAAACACCGGACGATGCCATCTTCCGGTTAGGCGCTGATTGGGGTTTCGCCAATGATCCAACCGTATTGATACGCTGTTATATTGTCGGCAGAAAAATCTATATCGACTATGAAGCCTACAAAATCGGATGCGAAATAATGGACACGCCGGACCTATTCCGCACCGTACCGGAGTCCGACCGCTGGCCGATCATTGCGGACAACGCCAGGCCGGAGACAATCAGCCACATGAGAAAAAACGGCTTTCCGAAAATCTATCCTGCGATAAAAGGGAAAGATTCGGTTTATGAAGGTATAGAATGGCTGAAAACATATGATATTGTGGTACATCCACGATGTAAGCACATGATAGACGAATTGACGATGTATAGCTATAAAGTGGATAAAGATACAGATAAAGTGCTACCGATTTTAGAAGATAAAGACAATCATTGCACGGATTGTCTAAGGTATAGCCTTGAAGGCAACCGTCGCGCAGAAAAGCAAACCAAAGCCAAAACAGCCGTCCCGGTTCCTACCAAATCCTTTTTTTAATTGACTATCCATGCAATAATACATTATCGTGATATTTATCCTACTGGTTTGTAGAGGCCGGGCCACCGGCTTAAAAATATGGACATGCTCCTAATTTTTAAAAAAACGGTGGTGCAATGCCGAGGCAAACCAAATCCCTCATTAAAATCCATTCCGACGCCCTTAATCAATTTGACACCATCCAATCCGCAGTACAGGACGAACGCCGCCAGTGCCTTGAGGACCGCCGTTTCGCCACCATAGCAGGTGCGCAGTGGGAAGGCCGCCTTGGGGACCAGTTCGAAAACAAGCCCAAATTCGAAGTCAACAAAATCGAACTAAGCGCCATGCGGATTTTCAACGAATATAGAAATAACCGTATTACCGTTGATTTTGTCCCCAAAGATGGCGGCGACGATGACCTGTCCGATACATGCGACGGCAGATACCGGGCCGATGAAGAAGACTCAGGGGCCCAAGAGGCCTATGACAATGCTTTCGATGAGGCGGTGCTGGGCGGATTCGGAGCCTACCGGCTGTCGGCCTGTTATGAGGACGAAGAAGACGATGAAAACGACTACCAGCGCATAAAGTTCGATCCCATCTATGACGCAGACTCATCCGTATTTTTTGACCTGGCCGCCCAAAGGCAGGACAAGGCCGATGCCAAGTTCTGCTTTGTGATCCGCGCAATTCCCCGTGATACCTACATCGATGAATATGACGACGACCCGTCCGACTGGCCCAAAGAGATATCAGACCGTGAATATGATTGGGCAACGCCGGACGTGGTTTATGTCGCGGAATATTATCTCTGTGAAGAGGTGCCGCGCACCATCGAAATTTGGGAGGATTTGCAGGGCGAAGAAACCCGATATACGCCGGAAGATTTCGAAGAGGACGAACAACTATTTGAAATGCTGACCGCCACCGGCTCCAAAAAAGTGCGGGAAAAAACCGTCAAGAAAAAGCGGATCCACAAATATCTGCTTTCCGGCTCGAAGGTGATCGAGGACTGCGGGCAGATCGCCGGATCATGTATCCCGATAGTGCCGCAGTACGGCAAGCGATGGTACATCGACAACATAGAGCGGTGCAAGGGTCACGCAAGAAACGCCAAAGACCCGCAGCGGCTAAAAAACATGCAGCTTTCCAAGCTGGCTGAGATATCCGCGCTCAGCAGCGTTGAAAAGCCGATCCTGCTGCCCGAACAGGTGGCCGGCCATGAATATATGTGGTCGGAGGATAACATCAAGGACTGGCCCTATCTGCTCGTAAACACCATTACCGATATGAACGGCAATATCCAACCGGCCGGCCCGGTGGCATACACCAGACCGCCGCAAATCCCGCCGGCCATGGCCGCATTGCTACAGCTTACCGAATCCGACATGCAGGAAATTCTTGGCAACCAGCAGGCCGCTGAAGAAATAGTTCCGAACATCAGCGGTAAGGCGGTTGAGTTGATCCAGAACAAGCTCGACATGCAAAGCTATATCTATATGGACAATGCCGCCAAGGCTCGCAAAAGGGGCGGCGAAATATGGCTTTCCATGGCGAAAGAAATCTATGTCGAGGACGGGCGCAAGCTTAAGGTTTTGGACAAAGAAAAATCCTCCGAATCCATCGAACTCATGCAACCGGTCATCAACGAAGATACCGGTGCCATGGAGTACAAAAATGATTTTACCAAAGCAAAATATGATTTGGTGGTAAGCGTCGGGCCATCTACATCAACTAAACGCAGTGCCACGGTTCGGGCCCTTACCGCGATGTTGCAGATGACCGCCGATCCCCAGGATCAATCCATCATCAGCGCCATGGCCATGATGAATATGGAAGGCGAAGGTATCGCGGAAGTGCGGCAGTTTTACCGCAAAAAGTTGGTAACCATGGGCGTGCTGGAACCCACAGAGCAGGAACAGCAGGAAATGCAGGCCGCCGCCCAGGCCCGGCAACAGCCGGGGCCGGAGCAACAGTATTTGATGGCACTGGCGCAAGAATCATCCGCCAAGGCTCAGAAAGCCCAGGCCGATACGATGCTAACCGCCGCTAAAACCGAAGAGACCAAAGCAAACACCGCTGAAACACTATCAAAAATGACCCGTGAGGAACAACAGGCCACGGTCAACCAAATAAAAACGCTCACAGATATCCAGAACCAGAATCAGCCGGAAACCATGCCACCGGCTTAAAAAAACATGAGGATATTTTATGCCCACAGAGATCATAGAAGAAACACCGGTCACCGAAACACTGGACGAAATCGAAGGCAAGGCGCAAGAAGTCGAGGAAGAAACAACCGACGAAACGCCGGCAGAAGATGAATCCGCAGACGATGAAGATATCGTTACAATCGGTGATCCACCGGAAGAAACCGACGAAGAACAGCAGACCGAAGAAGCGCCTCAATGGGTAAAGGAACTTAGAAAATCACATAAAAAGATCAAAGCCGAAAACCGGGAGTTAAAGCAGCAACTCGATAAATTTAAACCCAAAGCCGTTGACCCTGGGCCAAAGCCTACGCTTGAAAGCTGCGATTACGATTCGGACCAATATGAGAGCAAACTATCCTCATGGTACGAATCCAAACGCCAGGCAGACGAGCAACAGCGCAAGATACAGGATCATCAACAGCGACAGGAACAGGAATACCGGCAACGTCTGGAAAACTATCAGGAGAAGAAACGGTCCCTGAAAGTAAGAAATTACGACGATGCCGAATCCACGGTTGAAGAGATGTTTGACATCCAACAACAGAAAATTATCATCGATGCCGCGAACAATCCCGCATTGGTAGTATACGCCTTGGGTAATAATCCCAAGAGGGCGGCCGAAGTCGCCGCGATAAAAAACCCCGTACGGTTTGCGTACGAGCTGGCACGATTGGAGTCTGAATTGAAAATCAATAAAAGAAAACCGAAGACCGCACCGGAAAAGACCATCAAAGGCACCGGGTCAATATCCGGCACGGTTGATTCTAATCTTGACCGGCTCCGCGCAGAAGCCGAGCGCACCGGGGATTATTCCAAGGTGATGAAGTATAAGCGACAGAAGCGCAAGGCCGGATAACACATAAGTAGGTGATATCATGGCTAATAGTTTTAGCAAAGAAGAGCGTGTTGCATTTGAAGATATCTGCCAGGGTTTCGAAGATGCCCTGGTTTTGAGCAGAAATATATCCGTCTACCGCACCGATGACCAGACCATGGAGCGGGCCAGCGATATCATGTGGCGGCCCATGCCGTACATTGCACAAAGCTTTGACGGCACCGACATGACTTCAAACTTTGTGGACAGCACCCAGCTTAGTGTCCCCGCAACCTTGGGCTATAGCAAGTCTTCGCCCTGGAACATGGATACGAAGCAACTCCGTGATAAATTGCAAGAGGGACGCTTGGGGGATGCCGCTAAGCAAAAGCTGGCAAGTGATATTAATGTGGCAGTCAACAACGTGGCGGCACTTCAAGGCACACTGGTATTTAAAAAGACATCGGCTGCAGCAGGATTCGCGGATATCGCGGACTTTGAGGCACTAATGAACGACATCGGTGTCAACCAGTTCGACCGCTACGCCGCACTTTCCACCCGCGACTATAATGATATGGCAGATAACTTGGCCGGCCGCGGAACGGTACAGGGGAAAGTGTTGACCGCTTATGAAAAAGCTCGTATCGGCATGCTTGCCAACTTCGATACTTATAAGCTTGATTATGCCTATAATCTGCCAGCCGCTACCGCAACTAATGTTACCGTCAATGGCGCCAACCAGTATTATACACCTGTCGCTACTTCTACAGCCTCAACCGGTGAGACATCGAACGTAGACAACCGCTATCAGACGCTTGCCATTACCGCTACCGGTACACTAGCCGCAGGCGATTGTTTCACCATAGCCGGTGTAAACAGCGTACATATGATCACAAAGCAGGATACCGGTCAGCTCAAAACCTTCCGGGTGATTACCGGCGGTGGTACCGGCAATGTGGTTATCTCTCCTCCCATCATCAGCGGCGACGGCGGCACAGATGCCGAACTGCAATACCAAAACGTTTCCGCGACCCCGGCGAACGGCGCCGCGATTACTTTCCTGAATACCGTGGCCAAACCCGCCAATATCTTCTGGCAGATGGACGGACTTGAATTACTTCCCGGTCGTTATGCCGTGCCTACGGATTCGGGGGCCGCCGTCATGCGGGCGACGACCGAACAGGGCATCGATCTGGTTTGGCAAAAATGGTACGACATTAAAACGATGAAAATACTCTACAGGTTGGATACGCTTTTTGGAGTGGTTTGTAAGAATCCTGAATTTGTGGGGATAGCACTTTTCAATCAAACTTGAGTAATATCAATAAGTTATGGCTTGCCGCGGGGAGTATGGCGGCAAGCCTGTGAGAGAGTAAACTCATGCCGCTGAAAAAAGGGTATTCCAAAAAGAGCATTTCGACCAATATCAAAAATGAAATGAAGCGGGGCAAGCCGCAAAAACAGGCCGTCGCCATTGCTCTTGAAACCGCAAGGCGAGCTAAGAAAAAAGCCCGCAGAAAGAAAAAGAAATAATGGCATGCAAAGGAAAAGGCAAAAAAGGAAAAGGCAAGGGCAAGGGGAAATAGCTAAGGGGTTCAAGCCCATTAGAGATTACCCGACACCGCCCACCGTAAATAAAGCGATCCGCCGGAAAGGTTCTAAAAATGCGCGATAGTATCATGCTCTATAAGTATCCCGGCAAACACCCGATCCATGGGGATTTTTTTGATTATTTGGTCTGCCATCAAAACGAAATGGATCGGCACCTGGCCGATGGTTGGTTTCTGACTACCGCAGAAGCCAAGGAATCCGTGAAAAATGGATCTGATTCAGCAGCC